CAACGTCAGGAGGCATTTACTAAGCGATCAATGGAACTGGCCGAGCAACGCAAGGCATTTGCTGCTGAGGCAGCCGAAACAAAACAGCTCCGAGACGCTTACGCGCAGCAACTTGAGTTACTGCAAGCCCAACTCCAGCAGACAAACCTCAGCCTCACTGAGGAACCTGACTGGTCGGCCTATAAAGATCAGGGCTGGTCTACTGACGACATTTTCTTTGCCAAGACAGAGTGGGATAAGCACCAAAAGCAAATCCAGCAAGTGGCGGCAGAGCGTCAGAAGATTGCCCAACAGCAGGCACAGGAGCATGAGGCGCAACTAAAACAGCACCTCACTAACCAACGTGTCGAAATGCTTGAGCGCATACCTGAGTGGCGTAATGACGAGACGCGCGAATTTGAGCGTAAAGAAGTCATTAAGTACGCCCAGAAGCGTGTCGGGTTTAGCGAGGAAGAAATCTCATCCGCGAGCGATGCCCGCGCGATTGAGCTTTTGTACAAAGCGTGGAAGTGGGACAATCTAATGGAAAAGAAACCTACAACCAAAAAGCGCACTCGCCAAGCACCGAAGATGGCCAAGGCAGGGCAACCGGCAACCAAGCGCGAAGTTGCTAATCGTTCGAGGCGGAAGGCGCGTGAACAGTTTGAAAAGGCTGGCACCGTTGACGCTGCTGTACAATTTTTGATGGGTAAGTAACCCGAAGGAACAAAACAATGGCTGTTTTTACAACCCAAAACGCTGTTGGTGAGAAAGAGCAACTCGCTGACATCATCTACCGGATTGATCCGGCAGAAACACCAATTTTTTCCAATGTGAAAAAAGAAACCTCAAACGGCATTTTCGTCGAATGGCAAGTTCAGGAGCTGACCGCCGCGTCAACTACTAACTACCACAACGAAGGTGCAACCACAGCAACTGCTGCGGCGACACCAACTGCACGGATTGGTAACTACCACCAAATCTCAAAAAAGGTGTTTGCTACATCCGGGACTTTGGATGCAGTCGATTCCGCCGGGCGTGAGCGCGAACACAATTACCAGAAGGTCTTGAAGGCCCTGGAATTGCGCCGGGACATCGAAAAAGCAATCGGTGACACAGACGTTGCACGCGACGGTTCAGACCCACGCAAGTCAGCTTCACTGACCTGCTGGATGTCAAACGGTTCAGTTGGCGCAACTGGTGCGTTTGCTGTTGGTGCCGACGGCACAACAACAATCACGTCAGGAACGGCCCGGGCGCTGACACTTGCACTCATCGAAGATGGGATGCAGGATGCCTGGGAAGACGGCGGAAACCCTCGCCTGATGATCGCGTCAGCGACCAACCGTGCGAACTTCTCAGACCTGTCTGCCTCAGGCAATCTGGTGTCAAACGACGTCAACATGACTGCCGCCAAGGAAGTCACATACGTCGGTTCAACATCAGTGTTCCTGACAGATTTCGGCACTGTTGAGGCTGTTCCATCACGCTTGTTGGGTAACGACCGTGTGTTCTTGATTGACCCAGACTTTGTGTCTCTCTGCACACTCAACGGACGTAACTTCCTTGAGCAGGAGTTGAGTCAGGACGGCGATGCAAAGACTAGCCACCTGGTGTCGGAGTGGGCGCTCAAGCCTACCGCGCCTAAGGCACACGCAGTTGTCTATGATCTTAACGGATCATAATAAATCGGAGGGGGCGGGCGACTGCCCCCTCTCTTTCACAAGGGGAAAACATGAAACGAGTTTTATACACCGATCCTCACACCGCCAAAGAAGTGGTTATGGATCAGCGCTCTGATGGCACAGACATCATTGAGACGACCCAGCGCTTTGACACATTGATTAAATTAAACCGGCAGATGAATAACGACTATTCAAAGGGCAGCATGATTGGCAATACCCAGCGCCATATGTCGCATGTAGCGGAAATACCAAATGTCGTGTATAATCACCTGCTAGAGACACTAGGCACGCCAGCCGAAAATCCAAAAGGCTGGAAGGCTTGGCTGAATAATAGCGAGAACCGAGACTTCAGGACAGGCGGCGGTAACGTATAATGGCAATTGCGACCTACACAGATTTGCAGACATCCATAGCCAATTTTCTGGCGCGGTCTGACCTGACCGCGCAAATCCCTGACTTTATTGCGCTGGCTGAGGGGCGCATGAGCCGCGAGCTGGAGTCACGCGGTCAGGAGAAGCGTTCTATTGCGACGTTGACGCAGGGCAATGAGTATATTTCTCTGCCGGTTGATATGCGCGAAGTCCGTGAGGTCAAGCTGAACACGTCTCCGCTAACTGTCTTAAAATATTACAGCCCTGTGGCACTGGATGAGCAGTACGCATCAAACGGCCACGGCAAGCCCAAGGGATTTAGTATTGTTGGCGCAGAAATGAAGTTGCGCCCGATCCCTGACACAAGCTATCAGGCCGAGATTGTCTACATTGGCAATATTGAGCCACTGTCGCCAACTAACCTTGTCAACGATGTTTTGACGCGCTCGCCAGACGCTTATCTTTATGGAAGCCTCGCCGAAGCCTATGCCTACCTTCTTGATGAGACTAGGGCATCTCAGTATATGGCTAGATTTGACAAGGCTCTGGAGGAGATCAAGGTCGATGAGCAAAGGTCTCATTACGGCACCGGCAGCCTCCAGATCAGTAGTATTTATCAACGCCAATCGCAAGCTGCGGGGACTTAAATTATGAGTGCAATGAGTGACTATCTTGAGAATGAAATTCTCGACCATATTCTTGGAACCGGCGCATATACAATGCCTGCCACTGTCTATGTTGGCCTGTCAACCGGATCGTTTAACGACGACAACAGCGGCACTGAGCTGACCGGAAACAACTATGCGCGTGAGGCTATTACGTTTGCGGCAGCGTCATCTGGCTCTGCTGACAACAGCGCGGCGGTTGAGTTTAACGCCGCAACCGGCTCTTGGGGTACGGTCAGCCACTTTGGCCTGTTTGATGCGCTGTCTGGCGGAAACCTCTTGATCCACGGCGCACTGACCGCAAGCAAGGTCATTTCATCTGGCGACATCCTTAAAATCGCAATTGGTGATATGGACATCACCGCAGACTAAAGGCGGATAGATGGCAACCATTGCACCAGTAGACCGCCTAACCGGCACCGTAGACGCCCTACCGTTTACCGTTGATACGGTTGGCGATAGGGTTGCTTGGACTGCCGTTGCCCTTGACCATATGGATGGTTGGGGGGTTCTGGATTCTTGGGACTATGGGCCGCTAGACACCCTCAGCCTTGAGGTAAAGGTGTCAGGCGGCACTGGCGCTATCTCAGCCTCAGCGACAAGCGACAGCGTCAGGGTGAAGACTGTTTCGGCTTCGGTTAGCGCGGCTGTGTCTGCAAGCTCTGACATTACGCGAACAAGGACTGTCACCGGAGCTGCTCAGGCTATAAATACCGCCTCTAGCGCGTTTCTCCGCGTCAGGCCGTTTGAGGCTCTGGTCAACGCCGTTGGCAGCGCCACGTCTGACAGCACTAGAGTTCGGACAGTCTCCGCCTCTGTTTCTGTGTCAGCCTCAGCCACGTCAAGCTCGAACTTCCTTACGTTTGCACAGGCTGCCGCCTCAACGCAGATTACATCAGCGGCAAATGTGTTTGCTGTATTTAATGGAGCTTCGACCGGCAGGGCGGTATTTAATGGCTCATTGACTATGGTTATTCGTGGCGAGCAATGGGTTGGGACAACTACAGCCGTCCCGCCGTGGTCTGTCGCCTCAACGCAAATTGGTGTATGGTCAGCAGGGTCAGCTCCGGCAGCAGGGAATTGGATAGGACAATGATACAATTTGGCGAGTGGCTGCCAGACCAGCCCGACTTTAGCAATCCCGGCCTAATTGAGGCTACAAACGTCATACCGGCGCTCGCTGGGTATAGGGTGTTTCCGCAGGCGGTTGCCTACAGCAACGCGGCAACCGGAAACATCAGGGGCATCTTTGCTGCAAAGGATAACAACGGAAACGCAAAGCTGTTTGCCGGTGACGACACAAAGCTATATGCATTTAATCCAGCCACAAACAACCTTGATGACGTGAGCAAGGTTGGCGGGTATTCTTTGACTGCCGGTGAGCGTTGGAAATTTGTCCAATTTGGCGAGTACATTATCGCAACTGGCGGCATTGGCGAAACCCCTCAGAAGTTTTTGCTTGGCACGGACACAGTGTTTAGCGATTTGACTGGAAGTCCAGACCGCGCTGAAGATTGCGCCGTTGTGCGTGACTTCGTATTTTTGGCTAATATTGATGAGGGTTCTGGCCGCATACCATACCGCGTTAGTTGGTCTGGATTTAACGACATCACTAGCTGGACATCTGGCATTGACCAGAGTGATTTTCAGGACATCGTTGACGCAGGTGCCTGTCAGGGCGTTGTTGGCGGAGAGTTCGCAATAATTCTGATGGAACGCGCTGTTGTTCGAGCCACATACACAGGGCCGCCACTTATTTTTCAGTTTGACCGGATCGAAAATCAGCGCGGCTGTAAGGTTAAAAACTCTATCTGCAATGTCGGCAACCGCGTCTTTTTCTTGTCAGACGATGGGTTTTACGCCACAGACGGACAGTCCGTGCAGCCGATTGGAAACGAAAAGGTCAACAAGTGGTTTGCCAATGACTTTAACTCAGCATTTAAAGAGAAAATGTCGGCAAGCGTTGACCCTCTAAACCAGATTGCTATGTGGTCTTACACGTCAAACTCATCTCCATCAGGTGAGCCTGATAGAATTATTGTTTATAATTATGCGCTAAACAGGTGGTCGCTTGTTGAAATCGGCATGTCATACCTAGCGCCGTTTTACTCTGGCGGATACACTGTTGACCAGCTAGACGCAATCAGCGCGACTGTTGATGCTATGACCATTCAGACAGACAGCCAGATATTCAGGGGCGGAGAGTATTTCTTTGGTGGCGCTGTCGGCAATACAATTTACACATTTACCGGAACTGGTATTTACCCAGCAACAATAGTGACAGGCGAGGCCGCCATTTCGCAGGGAAGCCACAGCATCGTTACTAGGCTTTATCCGTATTTTGATGCTGGGTCTGTTGACGTCCAGATCGGCGTCAGAGACACGTCCGTTGCCTCTGTTTCGTTTACGCCAGCACAGGGCATGAACGCGGGCGGGTTTGTGCCGTTCAGGGCTTCCGGCAGATACCACAGGGCAAAACTTGAATTTACCGGTTTTGACTATGTTCAAGGTATTGATATTGAGGCTAGGAAGGTTGGCCGCAGATGACAACTACAGAGCGCATCACCAACTTCCGCATATTAAACCCGATCACGGCCACGACACGCGAGATTGCCGAGGTGCTTAACCGCACGATTAACGGCGGCTTGAACAGCGTTGGCTATGTGACGTTTCCGGCAAACGAAACGCAGACTACTGTGCAGGAGCCGCGCTATTCAACATCTAGCTTGGTGTTTTTTACTGGTGTTGACCACGACCCTTGGCATCACAATCCGTATATAGACAGCACAAGCGTAGACGGCACTATGGTTATTAACCACGACAATCAGGGACACGATGCAAGATTTGCCTACCTTATTATCGGCTGAAGACAAGCTGAAAGAGAAGTTTGAGAGAAACCGCAAGTATATTGCGGATGCCCTCGAATACTCCGGCGGCACGCACTCAATAGACGATGTTTACCTTGCCTGCGCGGTTGGTGAGGCACAGTTACATCCGTTGGAAAAGTCGTGTATTATAACCGAAGTTGTTGACTACCCCAGCCTGACCGTGTGCCGCATTTGGCTTGCAGGCGGTGACTTAGATGAGCTGGTTGAGGCTGAGAAGTCTATTGCAGTTTGGGCTAAGGCTCAGGGCTGCGACGCGATGGAGATCAATGGCCGGAAGGGCTGGCAGAGACAACTGAAAGATTACACCGCAACGTCGGTGGTTTTGACAAAGGATTTGAGAGATGAGTAAAGGCGGCGGTGGAGACACCAGACAAATCACGCAAACGACTAGCGCACCAGAGTACGCAAAACCGTTCTTAGAGTTTGGCTTGTCTGAGGCTAAAAACCTATATCAAAACCAGCCACAATTTTACCCCGGTCAAACCACTATAGGTTTTTCACCTGAATCCGAGATGGCCTTGTCAGCGACACGCCAGCAGGCAATTGACGGATCGCAGTTTATTCCTGCCGTCCAAGACGTTGTAATGCAGAACCTGATGGGGACTAACCCGCTTCAGTCAGCCGCGTTTCGGCCTGTCGTTGAGCAGATGCAGGCCAGAGCCTCAAAGGCTGGCCGTTATGGCTCAGGATACGAGCAGGCTGCACTGGCTCAGGCACTTGCGCCTATGGCACTTCAGGCTCAACAGGCGGCAATCGGGCAAGCCCCGCAGGCGCGTGAGTTTGGCTTCGCTGATCTCAACACCCTTGCCGGTGTCGGCGGTGCGCGTGAGGCTCAGTCTGCGGCAGAGCTGGCGGCTGACATTGAACGCTTCAATATGGAGCAGCAGCAGCCTCTCACATCTCTCGCAAATTATATGGCAACCGTTCAGGGTGGTACTGTTGGCGGGCAAAGCACGCAGCCAGTGTTCAGAAATACCGCTGGCAACGTACTCAGTGGCGCATTAGGTGGTGCAGAGCTTGCTGGAATGATACCGGGTATGGGTGGCGGTATGGGCGCTGGACTTGGTGCCTTGGCTGGGCTTTTAGGTTAGGGGTTAGGGCATGAGCGTTTACGACAGATTCAACCGACTGCTTCAGGGCAGAGCGCCTATGCCGCAGGCAAACATTACGCGCCAATATCAAACACCTCAGGGGATGACCCCACCTATGGCTTTGCCTCGGCCTGCCCCGCCTCAGTCGCCAATGTTGGCAAACCAGCAGCTATCGCCGCTGATGCAGCAGGTGCTAAAGAACGCTCAGGCCTCACGCCTTACGCCAAAGCCCGGTCAGGTTGGTTTGCCTACCCCTGCAACAGCAGCGGCTGGGCAGCCTGCGCCTGAGATGACATTTGGCCAAAAGCTAATGCAGCCACGCACGCAGGGCATGTTAGGCGCTGCCGCCGCTGGCCTTGAGGCGTCTGGATGGCAAGACCGTCCGGTTTCGCTCGGTCAGGTTTTGGGGCGTATGGGTACTGCTGGCATGAAGGCTTATACTGCCGCTGAGGATCGCATTGGGGCTGAACAAAAAACCCAACTAGAAAATCTTTTGACACAAGCTAAGATACAAACTGAGCTTGGCAAGGGTGGTCAGGCGTTTAGCGGCACCAGCTTAACAGCACAGGACAGCAATAACGTCTTAACTCTAGGCCAAAAAGTCGCTGACGGCACAGCCACAAAAACTGAAGAAGCAACATACAATATGTCTTGGCAGCGCCTGTCTCAACCAAAGCCAGAAACCAGAACTGCACCAGACGGCACCGTGACAACTGTAACAGTTCCGGGTATGGATTTAACAGGGTTTCCTGTTCCAGAAGGCTTACAAGCTGGCGAGAAAGTTATTGGCGAAAAAGCGCCAACTTTTAATAACGACGAAAAACTGGCCGGGGCATTCACCAACAGGATGCTCGAAGCCACCGCAACTTTTGAAAATGTTACGGCTGGAGGTTATGACCCTGCTAACATGAGAGACTTTGCCGCCAGCAGTCTGCCCCTTGCTCTTAGGGCGTCGGCGCTCTCTGATAGCGGTCAGCAATACCTTGCCGCAAAACTTAACTTTATTACCGCTGTTTTGCGTAAGGAATCAGGTGCCGCCATTTCCGAAACAGAATTTGCAAATGAAGATTTAAAATATTTTCCGCAGCCCGGAGAAAGCGCGGCCACGATAGAGCAAAAAAGAATTGCCAGAAAGACAGCGATAGAAAGCATGAAGGCGCAGTCTGGCGGCGCTTTTGATTACATGCAGAAAAAAATGAAGCCGTCTGAAATCGACCAACTGCCAAAGGGGTCAGTGTTTATGCAAAGAACAGGCGGAGTGTCTTATTACAAAACTCCTGATGGCAAAGTATTGGCGGTGGATTGATATGGGTATTCGTGAAGCAACGCAAGATGAAATAGCGGCACTATCTTCCAACGTCGCAAAAACCAAAACGCCATCAGTCGGCGGGTTTGACCCGATAGAGTTCGCCACTGGCCTTGCCCGGTCAATCGGTCAGGGCATTACGTTTGGAACGGCTGACGAGGCTGAGGGATTTATTAGAAGCATATTAGGCGACCAAACATACAAGCAGGCGCGGGATCAAGTTCGCAAAGAGCTTGACCAGTTTCGCACAGAGTATCCGAAGACAGCTTACGGCTCAGAGATTGCGTCTTCTATAGCTATGCCGATGGGTGTGGCTGGTCTTGTTGGCAAAGGTGTCGCAAAAGGCGTGACCAAACTAAACGAGCCACTCGCTAATCTTGCTGGTCAGACTGTTGCAAAGGTAGCGCAAAAAGCGCCAAAATCCCTAACAGGTAAGACAGCTCAGGTAGCGGGTGCGAGCGCCCTATATGGCGCGGGTGCGGCGGAAGAAATGAGTGATGTGCCGGCGTCAATGGCAATATCCGGCACGCTTGGCGCGGGTCTGCAAAAAGCAGCGCCAGCCGTTACCGCAGGAGCCGCAGAGCTTATTAAAAAGGGCGTGCCTCTGACAGTCGGGCAAAAGTTTGGCGGGATAACTGGTGGCGTTGAGGAGCGTCTGGCTGGCCTTCCGGTTCTTGACTTTTTGATTGGTGGCGCTCGCCGTCGAGCCGTTACTGGATTTGAAAGGGCATCATACGATGAGGCTCTAGCCCCGCTTGGAGAAAAGTTGCCAAAGGGCGTAAAGGGTCGTGACGCTTATATCCAAGCTCAAAGCATAATTAGCAAGGCATACGATGACGTTTTGAGCGATATCAACATACCGTCTCCAAATCAGATCATTACTCAGATACCTGACGTTTCCGCCACCTTGCCTAAGCAAGAGGCTGGCGTATATTCCAGAATAATAATGAAAGAGCTTGGCGACAGGGCAAAGGATGGAAGGCTCACCGGCTCTGCCTTCAAAGAGGCACAGAGCGCGTTACGCCAGAGGGCATATAAATTTATGACTTCACAAGACGCCTATCAGCGTGAGCTGGGAGAGGCGTTGAGCGATGCGGCTGAGGAGTTGACGACGACGCTTGGCAAGTTTAATCCTGACAAAGCTGGAAAGCTCGCTAATATTGACACGGCATATTCTAGGTTCAAGCCTATGCAAATGGCCGCTGCCTCAAAGGGTATGGCTGGTGAAGTTACCCCTGCAAAATTGCTAGAAAAAGTTTACGCGCAGTCGCGGCGATCACCTTCTGTGCTTGCCAAGGGCGAGGGGCGTATGCAACAGCTCGCAGAAACTGGCGCAGACGTTATAGGCACAAAAGTACCTGACAGCGGAACAGCAGGTCGTTTGGCGCTTACAATGGGTACGCTTGGCAGCGGTGCCTTTCTCGACCCTGTCACAACAGGATTAGTGGCAGGCGGAACAGGCGCTGTTTACTCGCCATTGGGTCAGGCTATCTTGGCTGGCACAAGAAAAGGCGGGCGCGACGTACCGGGCATAATGCAAGGGGCTGGAGCAGCTATGCGCTCACCAGCAGCAGGCGGCCTATTATCCCAGCAGGTGCCTTCACCCATCAGCTCCGCCCAAGCCTCTAGCCTCGAAGATATGGCGGCTGGCGGCAACATTGTCGGTTATGAGACTGTGACGGATCGTCAGGGCAACCCTGTGACGTTTGCCAAGACATCTGATGGCCGTGCGGTGCGCGTGCGCTAACCACCCCTGACGCGGCTGGCGTTGTGTGTTATAAATAAGCTACGGCTTAGGAGAAAAAAGTAATGGCTAAAAATGCAATCACGGATTTTGACGTTGTCGCGTCAAACAACGCAGACATTGAGTCGATAGATTTGGGCGAAGGGACAATGGTTCCAAGCTCGATAAATAACTCACTCCGGTCGATGATGTCTTTGCTGGCCAAGATGAACGCCGGAACGCAGCCCCTTGCGGATACGTTCACTGTGGCTGACCCGGCTGACCTGACCAAGGCGGTACGCATTGACGCTGGCAACATCACAACCGCCACGACCCGCGTCCTGACGGCTCCAGACGCCGACGCAACCATTGCTGGCCTGTCACTGGCGCAGGAGTTCACCAAGACGCAGAACTTCGATGCGACAACCCTGACTGACGCCGCAAGCATTAGCTGGGATGCCTCAGCCAATCAGGTGACTAGCGTTACCCTCACAGACAACCGCACACTGGCTGCGCCTACCAATATGGTTGACGGCGGCGTATACACTATAATGGTGATACAGGATGCCACAGGCTCTCGCACACTGTCCTATAATGCCGTATTTAAGTTTGCTGGCGGTACTGCGCCAACGCTTACCACAGACGCCTCAGCGAAGGATATTCTGGTGTTTTACAGTGACGGCACCAATATGTACGAAGTTGGTCGCAGCCTAAACGTAAGCTAAAGGCGGTATTATGAGCAATCTATTCTCAACAGGCGGCGCAGGTAACGTAGGTGCATCTGAAGGCATCGACCAGCAATCCCTAAAATTCAACGATGACGAAAGCCAGTACCTTAGCTGGACACCAGCTGCTGCTGGCAACCGCAAGACCTTTACTTTGTCTATGTGGTTCAAGTTAGGCAACCTACCAACAAGTGACCATTATTTATTTGGAACAGGCGTAAGCGGTTCAGCTACGCAGTCTTGGATATATTTTAATAGTTCTAATAGCAACAAACTAACTTTTGGTATTCGTGTTAGTAGTTCAAATTATCAGATAACTATAGAACCAATTTATCGTGACCCATCTGCGTGGTATCATCTCACTTATTCAGTAGATACAACACAATCAACTGCGGCAGATAGAGTAAAAATTTATGTAAATGGTTCTCAAGTTACGGATTTTGTAAGTTCTAGTTACCCACCACAAAACAGTGACACATCAATATCCGATGCAGTTCCTCAAGTTCTGGGGGCTAATAATGCTGGAAGTGGGTCTTACTTTGACGGCTACCTATCCGATGTCTATTTCATTGACGGTCAAGCCCTAGACCCTACCAGCTTTGGTCAGTTCACCAACGGCTATTGGGAAAAAATTGACTACGCTGGTTCATACGGTACAAACGG